GTATATGACTAAATGAAGGTTTTGGCATGTTATTGTCCCACTATTCTTAAAAAAGGTTTTTTTATTTTTGCTTTATCTTTTAAAAAATCTTTAGTCATTGATTGACCAAGATTAATAATGTCACTAGGATTTAACTCCATAAATACATCAACACTAACAGTGTTAGATATAGAGATAAGCTCACCGAAAACTTCAAAAACAATATTTTTGTTTTTTTCGTCATAAGATAAAGCAATTGGAGATCCTTTCTGTGGATCACTTAAAACAAACAAACAACCAATTATCTTTTCTTCTATTCTTCTTATAAGCTCTTTAGAATCATTATTCATTTAATTGATCAATCTTAACTCTATTAAGTAAATGACCTTCAGCTATATCATCTTTAGATTGACCATAATATTCTACAGCATGTCCCATAGAACACATGATCTCATTAACACATTCATTATTTTTATTAAGTAATTTTCCTAAAATACGACCAAACTTACCTCGGTCATCTTTACAAGTTTCGACAATTAAAAAATCACCAGCTTCACTTATAAATTCTTTTAAGAAATTCTTAGCTAATAAACCATATTTTTTTTCATCTAAATTACGAGTACGGCTTTCAGGTGTATCTATTCCGTAAAGCCTTATTCGTTGTTTTGATAATATAACTGAAAATCCCAAGTCAATATTTACATCGACAGTATCTCCATCAATTACTTTTACAATTTTAGCTCTATACTGATACATTATGCGTGAAATACAGTCATTGTAAGAAACGTAGAAACAGTATATTGAATATAAATACCTGCGGTAAATATTACTCCTTCTTCTGGTATGACTACATCTCTTGTTGCATTAGCATCACCAACAGAACTTAATCCCATAATACTTGTTCCTGAAGGAGAAGTGTTTAAGAAATCAACAGTACCTGCAGTTGCTGTACTGGTTAGATAAATGCCTTTAAGTCTACTTCTACCTGCAAATATAACATCTGCGGCTGAACCATTAACTCCTGCTGAAACATTACCTGCTGGATTACCTACTGCTGAAATACCCGATATAGTTAAAAAGTATTTAGTACCAGTAGCTGTACCAGCATTAGCACCTGTAATGGACTCTGTTTGAGCATCCCCATTAACATCAGTTCCTGTAACAGTAAACGATTTAGCTGCATCATTCCCAGCCGAGAGGATAGTAACTACCCTCCCATGACTGAGTGTAACAGAACCTCCGTCAGCTAACGCACCACCTATAGTAAGTGCTGCGTTATTTCCGACTGACGCTGCTGCGGAGATTCCATCTGCATCTAAGGCTACTGTGTCTGCAGTTATAGTAACCGCTTTTACATCTGATTTAGCCATTATATGCTCCTAGATGATACCAGTAAGGTTAATGAGTGAATAATCAGTGGTTACATTNACAATCATAACAGTACCAATTACTTGAATCACATCTCCTGCGGCTGGTCCTACTGCTCCTGCTGCACCTAAAGGTACTGCGTGGTTACCCACAACAAGTGTTCCTGAAGTCAATACAGCTTGTGGACCTGATACTGCGAACCAACCATAAGCACTTGCTGCCATATCGACAACAGTTACACCTAGTGTAGCACCTGTAGTGGTAGCAGCTTGAACAATTTGCGCACTGCGAGGATCAGGAATTAATGTAATTCTTGAAGATGTTGTTATAGCTGTAGCTAAATCATCATAACAAGTAATCACTATTGATGGGTCTGCTGAATGGTCATGTGCTGGGTTAGATTCTATTCTAAGCATCTGACCTTCACCTGCTGCATCGTTCACATAAAGGTATCCGCCAGCATATTGATTTAGCGTTATGTCTGTACCAGCAGTTTCTACTGATATAGCTGTCTCACCTGCGGCTACACCTGCAGTTGGAGTTAAATCAAAGTGATGAGCGATTGAAGCTGCATGAGTTACGCATTTACCTGCTGTAACTGCTGATGCTGCTAATCTACCATATGCATAAACAGTATTACCATAAAGTAATCTACTGCCTAGTGGAAATAACTGAGTAAGTCCTGATGTGAAAGGATCAACAGTACCATATTGGCTACCGCCTTTACCTACAATAAAATCAGCAGGTCCATATCCAGTTGCTGCAACATATTGTGTATGTCCACCAGCATCTGTAAAAATATTACCATCTGCGTTTATTACTAAACCATCAGTAATAGCACCTGTTGTTGATGTTGTATCAATGGTCTTAAAACCATTCTCGGACCGAACTGGTCCATTAAAAGTTGTATTAGCCATGTTCCCTCCTAAAGAGAATAAATCTATCATCTTGGCAAAGTCTGCTAGGTCAGTTGATAGACAATTAAAATTTCCTAGATATAAAAAAAGGGAGACCCATTGCTGAGTCTCCCATTACTTCTTACGAACTACCCGGAGAACCCCAGACACCTAGCGGATCAGATACACCGAAGGAGTATCTTTCTCTAGCTTTGTATCTAACATTACCAGTATCAAAGTCACCATCCATATTGGTGGTCATAGGACTTCTAACAAACATCTTCATGCCATCAGGAACATCTGTAACAATAAAGAAAGCATTAGTGTCAGTTAAATAATTATTAACTGAGTAGCCTTCTGGTATCACTCCATTTGTTTTAACTGCATTGATGTCATTGTCAGCAGTACCGACTCTGTAATCACTTTGCAACAAGCGAGTAGCAACGAATTGAAGATCACTAGGAACGATCAATTTTCTTGGTCGTGCCGCAATCTTTAGACCTCTTTCATCAGTCCACTTGCCAATTTGAATGACCGCATCTTCTAGAGATGTTTCATTTAAATCTGCAGCAGTCGCTGGTCTATTGCTGTTTTTACCACCATTAACCAATGGATGTCCATCACCACCAGTAACTCCATCGCCGGATGCTGTAAATAAATTCACACCATCTCCGCCTTGAAAACTGTTGGTAAAACCATTGTTAAGTGGAAAAACTGACTTAACTTGTTTTGTGTAAGACATAGCACGAGCAAGTGCTTTGGTGTAACGAGCAGAAAGTGAAACATAGAGATTATCTTCCATTGCTTCTTCTGTAATCGCGTATCCCATTGCAATTGTTTCGTGGGTGTAACGTGCCACAAAAGATTCTTGAGCAGTATCATAATTGATAGCTGCGCCTTCATCTTTAACTGGTGCTGCACCAAATCCTGACAACTTGAGTTCTTCTTCAAACGATCTTTCAGAGTTCTCTGTTGTATAGATTTCTTCGTGTTGATTGTCATAACGAGCGTACTCGTCTCCAAATAAGGCGTTTAAGCCCGGAAGGAGTTGATGTAGCTCTTGCGCTCTTGAAATAGCCATATGCTAATACCCCTTATCCTATACCAGTTGTATTTAACAACTGATGACCTACGTTAAACATAACCAATACGTCTGTAAAAGCATCACCAACTGCACTATCAGGACCATCGACAAAATCAATAATCTTTAAAGGTAGTGTGTTAGTAGTTGCTACAGTAGAAATGTCTACGACATTCTTACTGCGACCTATTGCCGTTGATCCTGCCGTTAATGCTACTGCACAGTTTTTACCAAGATCATCTTGGTCTGCTGCACCATCGCATTGCATTTGCATAATAACGAAAGGGTCTGACGCTACATAAGCTACAATATCATCTGCTGCTATTGAAGCAGGATAATATTGGCTTGGTGTAAATTGTCCTGTAGTTGGATCAGTATAAGCACAACCCATAAATATTCCTATAGGTGTACAAGCCGTAGTACCAGTATCTTTTTGGATAGTAGTATTAGGGTTGTCATCACCCCATTTTACAAAGTCACCGAAAAATATAGAAGTGCCATAAGCATTTTTAATTTTATAGTGTGTAATTTTGGAGTTGAATGGGCTAGATACTAATGATCCAACAGGTAAAGCTCCGTGAGGAGTTGCTGTTGCTGACATAATTATCTCTCCTGAGATTTTAAATAAAAATAAGTGACTCTAAGAATCACTTCCAAATGTTGTTCTAGTTTTGCGTTCAAACACTTGTTTGGTCGGCATTCTAGAATCTTGATCTTTAAAGTATGCGTTGTCTACAGATTCCATTTGTGTATGAGCAATGTTTTGGAAATGCTCATCTCTAGCTTTCGCTTGATCTTTTGGCATCTTACATAATAATTGTCCACCAATTTCTACATTACCTTTTTTAGCCCATTCAGAATTATGATCCATCATATGGATTTGTAATTCTGGATGATCTTCTAATCTACAAGGAAGCCAACCTTCTCTGAATTTTTTGGATACATTAGGATTGTCAGTATTACCTAACAAGCTTGTTCTAATATACCTAAAAACCCATCCAGCTTCTTCAGTAGGACTTGGTAAATTTGATGGATTATCCCAACTTTGTATTCTTTGTGTAGCTTCTCGGCTATCAACACCTCTAGGGTTACGCTCTTGATTTGCAGGATTTTTATCAGAAGTTTCTATTACTTTATCGTTATTGTTTGTTTGATTAATATAATTATCTTCTGACATTTTAACTCTCCCGTATGAGTTGATTTGCATATGACTCTGGAGTTATTCCAAGTTTCTTAGCGATAGCTACTTGACTCTGAGTCAGACGTATTGAGCGAGGTTTTTTCCCACTATTCCTCGAAGCGGGTGCGACAACATTAGCTGGTTGTCGTTTTGGTGTTTCTTCAACAAATTGTTGTGTATTTGAATCAACACCGAAAAATTGTGGAAATCGATTACGCATTTCTACATCGACTTGTTTATAATATTCTTTAGATTTTGTAGCTGGATCAATTCCTCTATTTTTTAAGCTTTGATCTATAGCCATAGCGTATGAAGTCATTTCTCTATGATTTGGATCAGTACCCATAAACCATGTGTTTTTATTTGACCATTCTTGCATATCAGGATCAAGTTGACGTTTTGGTGCTTCTTCAACTGGTTTATTTTCGTTTATTTTATTTTGTACTGATTGAGCATAACCAGATGATTGTTGTTCTGCATAAGTAGCTTTTGCAAGCAATTCTTGTGCTTCAACCATTTTATCTGCATCGCCTTCATCATAAGCTTTTTTAAATTCAGACTGAGCATTATGTTTTGCCCATTGAGCATTATTGAGTGCTTGTTTATTAAGAGCTTCACCACCTTGATTAACCATTGCTTGAAGTTTTTCATTTTCTGTCATCATTGTTTTTAAACGATGAACTGCTTCTTGGTTTTCTCTTAATGCTGTTTCTTTAGCTCTACGTTCTTCATGGTATTCGTATTTAATTTTATTTATACGTTCACCAGCACGTTTACTATAATCTGAAATTTCTTGATCTAATGAATCATCATTAATATCAATTTCTTCTGTTGTTATTTTTTTCTCTCTGCGATCTTCTTCAGGTCTATCATCAACAACTTCAATTTCTAATTCAGGCTTAGATGTATTGATTTCTGTTTTTACCCCAAAAAATTTATTTTCTTGAGACTGTAAATCAAATTCTTGCTCTTCTGCTTCACTCATGCTCTAACTACTCCTGTAGGATCATCAACGACTGC